GAATGGTTATGTGGCTTTGTACAACACTTACCAAGACCACACCGATTCCTATCGGATGCTGTATTACACCAATCATGCTGATCTTGGCAATCAGAATGTGACTTCAATTTTGAAGAAGTTGTCTACGGTTGTGATTGGTGGCACAAACCAAACAGTGACATTCAAGTGGGGGTTTGACTTCAAAACCAACTACTTGTCTGACAACGCAACGATTCCAGAGCAAGATGTTTATTACTACGGTATTGCCGAGTATGGGGCAAATGCCACAACGATTGCTTATTATTCTGATGGTGTTGCTATTCAAACATTGACTGTTTCCGCATCTGGTGCTGGAAAGATTGTGCAAACAGGCTACGAGACTGATATCAATGGCACTGCTTTGTCGATTCAAAAGATTGAGATTCTTGCCAAACAAGGCAAACTGAGTTAAAGGAGAATAATTTTGAGCAATTATACAAAGTCCACTAACTTTGCAACCAAGGATGCTTTAGCTTCTGGCAATCCTTTGAAGATTGTCAAAGGTACTGAGATTGATACTGAGTTCAACAACATTGCTACTGCTGTTGCGACTAAGGCAGACTTGGCAAGTCCTACCTTTACTGGTACGCCCACATTGCCAACAGGTACGGTTGCTGTTACTCAATCTTCTGGCAACAATACAACTGCAATAGCAACCACTGCTTTTGTTCAAGCGGCAATTGCTTTGTTGTATCCAGTAGGTTCAATCTACACAAATGCTTCTGTTAGCACTAACCCTGCGACATTGCTAGGCTTTGGTACATGGACTGCATTTGGTGCTGGTCGTGTCATGGTTGGTTTTGATGCGGGTAATGCACTGTTTGACACTGCTGAAGAAACTGGTGGTAGTGCAGATGCAATTACTGTTAGCCACACTCACACAGCGACTACAACATCGACAGATTCTGGTCACGCACATACTGACAATGGTGCGGCTGGCGTGTTTGGAACAACATCTGGCCCTGATAGTGTTCAGAATTTCACAGGAAGTCACACAACAAGCACGGCAACAGCAAACATTACATCGACAACAACTGTTGCTAGTGCTGGTTCAAGTGGCACAAATGCAAACTACCAGCCATACATTACTGTGTACATCTGGAAAAGAACGGCATGAAAAACCCTGAAATATTGCATCACTTCTCTGACGGTCTGTATGCCAAGCAGTCATGTTTTCCTGCTGGCATGGCTATCTTGAAGCATACGCATGACTTCAGCCACTTGTCGATATTGGCACAGGGTAAGGTTGCTGTATTGCGTGGAAATGAGATTGATATTGTTGAAGCACCAGCGTGTATTGAAATTAAAGCAGGGTTGACTCATGGAGTCAAAGCGATAACAGATTGTGTTTGGTTTTGTATTCACGCCACTGACGAGAAAGACCCGTCTAAAGTGGATGAAATTTTGATTAAGGGAGATTGATATGCCAGTAATGATAGCGGCAGGAATTGGAGCAGGAGCATCACTCCTTGGCAGTTCAATGCAAAGTAAAGCCCTTGAGAGAGGCGCACAAGAATCAGCTAGAGCGCAACTTGAGTCTGCACGAATTGCGGCTGAAGCGGCTAAGTTTCGCCCTGTTGGTGTAACCACTCGCTACGGCACTTCTCAGTTTCAGTTTGACCCAAGCGGTTATCTAACTGGTGCTGGTTACACAGTCTCTCCTGAACTCAAAGCCTATCAAGACCGATTACAGGCTCTTACAGGCGGTGCGTTAACTCAAGCTGAGATGGCTGGTCAACAGTATGCTCCGCTTCAACAAGGGGCTACAGGACTGTTTGGATTGGGTCAGCAGTACCTACAGCAGTCTCCACAACAAGTAGCGGCTCAGTACATTCAACAACAACAAGACTTGCTTGCGCCTAGCCGTGAGCGTCAATATGCCCAGTTGCAAAACCAGTTGTTCCAAACAGGTCGTGGTGGCTTGTCTGTAGGTGCTACAGGGTTGCGCCCAAGTGGTGCTGGTGGTTTGGGTGCTACTAGTCCTGAGATGGAAGCGTATTACAACGCATTGGCGCAACAAGACTTGCAATTGGCATCACAGGCTCAACAAGCTGGTCAGCAAAATGTGGCTTTTGGTGCAGGATTGTTGGGTTCAGGCGCACAGTTGATGGGTCAGTACCAAGCTGGTCAAGTCGGTGCTTTGAGTCCATTCAGTGCTTACTTGGGTGCTGGTTCAACCATTGAGTCTCTTGGTCAACAGCCATTAGATATAGGCGCACAGCTAGGCGGTCGTGCGGCTACTGCTGGTGCTAATGTTGGAGAAGCATTGTTGACTGGTGGACTTGGTGCGGCAAGAACCCTTCAAAGTACGGCTGGTAGTGGTTTTGGTAAAGCATTGATGGGGCTTGCTGACAATCCTTATGTGCAACAAGGGTTAGAGAAATACTTTAATCCTCCGCAACAACAGGCTTTTTCAGATGCTTATCAAGCGTCTATTCCTGTGAATAATTTATCTTCTGGCTATTATAGAAATTATGGGGAGTTGTAAATCATGACAAACGGTTACACCATTCCAATGGATAGACTTTTTGCGTCTCCTTTAAGTGCAAGTGAAACTCTTGACGATTTAGCATTGCAAGCAGGACAAAACAGAATTACTCAAGCTGATTTGGCAAGACAAAGGTTTGACGAAATTATGGGTAGAAGCAGTGATCTATCTACTTTTGAGCCAGCAGTATTAGACAATACTCAACTCATACCAGATGCTGAACCATACTCAGCACTGTCAGTAAGACAAGCACCTCCATCTGTTGTGGGTGGAATGTTTAGTCCTGAAATCTCCCGTGCGGCAGAGATGCAATATCTCCAAGGTCGTCAAAAAGAAATGCGTAATCGTGCATTGGCGTTTGCACAGTTATCACCTATGCAACAAGCAGACTATGGCTTCTATCGTGGTGGTCAACAGTTGGGTGATGTGGTTGGTGGTGCTTTGGGTGGCAAAGACCCTCAATTGCAGATGATTGGTTTGCAACAGCAAATCTTGAGTGAACTTGACCCAAGTGACCCTCAACAACAATTAATGGTTGCTCAGAAATACGCTAGAACTGCCCCTGATTTGGCGATGAAGATTGCTGACAATGCAAGAGGATCGTTAATAAAAATTGCACAAGCAAATAAAGAGCGCAAACTATCTATTTCTCAACCTTTACAGGTTGCCACTCGCATCCGTGAGATAAATGCGGCACAGAGAAATTTGTCTAAAGATAGTCCTGAATATCAAGACTTGGAATTAGAAAAAACACAATTACAAAAATCAGAAAAAGTTGATAAGCCATACGAATTTGAAGTTAAGGCAGAAAGACTTACAAAACTTAAGGAAGATTTGCGTAAAGCTGAAACTGCCCCTAACCCAGACAAAGAAACCATACAAAAACTTAAGGATAATATTCAAGCGATTGAAGGAACTCAGAAACGACCAACTGAAGAAATCTTTGACTTGATGGCAGAGTTGGATGTGCTTGACCCTGTTAAAGATAAAAAGAAATACGATATTGTTCAAGCAAGAATTGACAAATTGACAAAAGGCAAATCCTTAGAAGAATCTCTTGGTGAAGGTTTTGGAATTCTTGGTAAAGCTCTTGCGGCTGGACAGAAGAAAGAAGCTGAAGAAACTGGTAAATATACTGCCGAGAACTTTAAAAATCTTGGTTCTGCTGTTGCGGCAGGAACTGCATCAAAGCGCAATATTGCTACGCTTGAAACTTCTTTGGAAAACGCATTTACAGGAAAGTTTGCAGAAGGAAAAGAAGCTGTTGTTGGTGCTTTGATTTCTCTTGGAATTCCTGTTGGAAGCGACCTAAAGAATGCCACATCAAATACTCAGCTTATTCAAGCGATGGGTACTAGATACATTTTCCCTTTGGTCAAGAATTATCCCGGCTCGTTGGCGGCAAAAGAATTGGCAAGTTTGGAAAAGACTGCGCCTAATGCTTTGCAACAACCAGAAACAATCAAGAGATTGGTTGGGTTACTCAAGGTTGATTTGGCAGAAAATGAGTACACCTACAACAGAGCAAAAGAATACAAGAAAACAAACAAAGAATCTTTGATTGGATTTAATGAAGCCGACCAAAGAATTGAATTCCAAAACAAACTTGGTCGATTGCAAGAGTTGGTTACAAATGTCAAGCGTAAAAAATCCAAGACACCGGAAGAAGATGCTGAAATCAATCAACTGAAAAAAGAATTGTATATTGGAGGCTGAAATGTCTGACGAATTTGATGTAAGCAATTTTCCTCTGATTGGGGACAAGACAGAACCCTCAAATGTAGATATGAGCAAATCTATTCTGAGTCCTGAGTACCGTCAGCGAGATGCTTTTGGTGCTCAAGAGTTAGGAGGGTTAGCGGTTGGAGCACCATTTCCATTTCCACTTAGTACTGTTGGTGCTGGTGTTGGTGGTTTTGGAGGTGAGCTTTACGAACAAGTTTCTAGGGGTGAGACTCCATCTTTATCATTAGCAACCCAAGCTGGAATTGAAGAAGCCGCATGGGATGCTGGTGGCAACCTTGTTCTTAAAGGATTAGGCAAAGTTTTGCGCTTTGGTGCTGACAAACTTGGATTCACTTCTAAAAATGCACCTGATGCAAACAAAGCCGCAGAAGAATTTTTACAAAGATACAACTCAACATTGCCAGCAAGTCAGAGAACAGGTGCAAACTTATTTGCCGCTTTAGAAGGAATTGTATATACACCCGTAACATTTGGCGTATTTAAAGACAAAGACAAAGAAATCCAAGATGCCTTGATGACAGGTTCTAAGGATATATTGAAGTCTCTTGTAAAAAGTCCTGAGCTTGACATGGCTTTGAGGACAAACACATCTTCTCAATATTCATCTGGTCAAATCTTACAAAATTTTATCAAGCAAGGTGAAAAATCATTAAGTGATTCAGTTGATTCACTATATAAGGATATTTTTGCTGACACAACATCTAATGTCACAACCTTTAGCATCAAATCATTTGCTGATAAATTGTTGGCAAATCCTTCTGCGTTGACAAACAGTCAAAAATCTATTCTCAATGAAATGAAGGTGTTGCCAAATCAACTAGATGTTCCTTCGCTTCATAAAATTAGAAGTCGATGGCTTGCAGAAAATAGAGACAAATACAATTCTCGTGTTTCTAGCGAAAAAGATAGTCGTGCCTCACAAACAATAAGTGAATTAATTTCTGAGTTTGATAAGGCTATGGACTTTTCTGCTAATAAAACCTTGAAAGGTGATACTCTTAAAAAATATAGAGATGTTACTGATACTTATAGGCAAGGAATCCAAGGTCTTCAAACTGACGCAATACAAGAAGCGTTAACAAAAAACCCAGAAGAAGTTGGTGCATATTTGTTTACAGCAGGAAAAGAAACTCCTATTCTTAATTTATATAAGTCTGTCAGTGCCGCATCAAATTTATCAAAAAAACCAGCGGAAGAAATTGTAGATGCGTTGAGATATGGCTATCTTGAGGCGATGGTAAACACACCTGACAATATGTTGAAATTTGCAAAGAATCTAGAACAAGATAAGAATTTTGCAAACACATACACTAGGTTATTTGAAGGCACACCACAAGATGCCGCCATCAAGCAAATGAGTGAAGGTGCTAAATTGGGTTTGGTTGAAGCTAAAGCGATGCCCGGACTAAATTACAGAACAACAGGTGCGGCTTTAAATATTCTTACCCCAACATTAGGACTTGGATATTATTTTTTATTGAGTCCTGAACAGCAACAAAAGGTTACTGATAATCTTGGTACTGCCGCAGTTGCTGGTGGTGCGCTTTTCTTATCTCAAAGAACATTGGCAAAAGCACTACTTGACCCTAAAGGCGCAAAAGCAATCAAGTATTTGTCAACAGCAAGAGAAAAGCTAACCTCTCCAACAGCATTTACCAAACTTGTTGTTGAGCCTTTAACCAACATTATTACTGCTGAAGAAAAACAACAGTATCCTTTTGGTGCGCCATCTGCCAAAGATGAGTTCGATGTGTCAAATGTGCCTTTAAAAAAATAAGGACACAAAATTGACCCGATTAGCATTTGCCTCCTTGCCGCAGGACTTGTCAAACAGATTCAAGCTGGCTGTGACCTGTATAAGCAAGCCAAAGAGTCTTTCATGGAGGTCAAGAGCACTGTTGACGAGGCTGTTGGCGTTTATAGGGAAGTTACTGGATTTTGGAGTAACTTTAGTAACTTCTTCAAACCCAAGGCAAAGCAGTCAACGCCCAAGCCTGTGGCGAAAAAGAAAGAAAAGTTTGTTGCGGTAGATGAAACCCAAGTCAAAGTTGATATTGTCAAGAATCTGACCGAGTTTTTCAGGCTTCAAGAGCAATTAGCGGCACACATAAGGGAAGAAGAAGAAAAAAGTTTGACAGTCTATGACCCTGACCAAAACCACATGGAAGCGGCTTTAAAGAGGGTGATGGCACAGCAAGAGATGGATGCGTTGGTGGTGCAGATTCGTGAGTGCATGGTGTATCAAAGCCCTCCTGAGATGGGCGCACTGTACTCAGAGGTCTTCAGCATGAAGGACAAGATTGATGAGGAGCAAACTCAGGCAAGGTTGAAGCAAGAGGCAATTAAGAGGCAAGAGGCATGGCTACGCAAAGAGGAGGAAAGAAACCTACAAGCAAAGCTAGCGGCAGTGGTGGCGACTTTTATATTCCTCCTGTACCTTTGGATGTGGTTCGTGTTCGTAAGCCATTGGGGGAAGAAGTGATGGGTTGGATTGCGGCTTGCGTACTGATTGCTTTGTTGTTGCCTTTGATGGCATTTCTTTATCTTGACATCTTGGAGACTAAAAATGAGGCTAAGTCTCAGATTGAAAAGGTTGAGAAGTTAAGAAGACAAGTTGAACAGAAAGACAGGGAGAAAGAGAAATGAGAGTTTAATAATGAGAAAAGACAGATTTTGCGTATTCTTCATATTTAATACTTGCATCTAATGCAGTATCAAATACTCCTAAATGAATTGTTTTGTAATTATGTTGAATCTGCGCCACAAATTTGTTTAATCTTTTGTTAAATGTTACTCCTTTAAAACCTGTTGAATTGTTCTTTTGTTTTCCTCTGTGTTCATTGTTTTGTTTTGTTGTAACTTGTCTAAGGTTAGAAAAATGATTGTTCGATTTGTTACCATCAATGTGATCTAAAAAAAGTGTTGGAAATGAACCTGTTTCAAAAAACCAAACAAGATGATGGGCTGGATATTTTCTCCCCTGTGCCTGTATATATCTATACCCTTTTGGAGTCAATGCGCCAGCTATTGCCCCAACTTTTATTTTTGGTCGTTTCTTTTTTTGAAGAATGTTTCCAGTTGCTTTGTCATAACAAAACAATTCGTGAAATATTAAAGACTGATTGTTCATGTGTTTATTGTGGAGGATATAGAGTATGAAGTCAAGACATTTAATATGTGTTTTATGCTTGTTTGCTTTATCTGCTTGTGAAGATAGATTCAGATATAAGTGCCAAGACCCTGAAAATTGGGAACTTGATGAATGCAAACCACCCATTTGCACTGCTTCAGGTACTTGTCCAGAACAACTTGTAACAATTGAAAAGGAGAAAAAGTGATGCCAACAGTCGGATACAAACCAAATAATCGCCTTACCGCTGATGAAATTGAAGTCAGGGTATGGGCGTTCGTTATCGTGGTCTTGGTGACCATCCTGTTGGCTTCTATGGGTATGTTCCTGTACTCAGTCTCTTTTGTCACTCAACCTATGAATGGTGCTATGGCGGCAATTGACAAGGTTTACACGCAACAGATTAGCACCATCATGGTGTTTATCACTGGTGTCTTGGGTGGTGTAGCGGGTCGTTCTGGTGTCAAGGCTATTGCCAATGCCAGTGCCAAGGCAGAGGCCAATGATAATGATGAGCCACCCGCACCATGAGTATCTTTAACCCTTGGGTAATCTTAGGGTTTGTCTTGTCTGTAACCATCTCTTTTGGGGGTGGTTACTTCAAGGGCAAGCATGATGAGAATGTCTCTCAACAACTAGAGATTGCTCGTTTAAACGCTATTGCAAGGACAAAAGAGGCTGCTTTGGCGACAGCTATCACATCAACAGCTACGGCACTAAGGACATCAAATGAGAAAGCAAGACAGATTTCAAAAGAGCGTGATTTGGCTATTGCCTCTGGTGCTTTGCGGTTGCGGCTCCCTGTCAAAACCAGTTGCCCAATA